TCACTCTTGATGCGACCGTTGGCGGAGCTTCTGCCAATACTTATTTGACCTTGAGTGACGCCCAAGACATTATTGACGGCTTGGTTGAAGATGATGATGTTGCTGCATGGGCAAGTGCAACAACAGATCAAAAGAATCGTGCGCTTTACACCGCAACACAGCGACTTGATCGTGAACGATATCTTGGCGCGAGAGCAACTGACACGCAGGCACTGCAGTGGCCGCGCACTGGTGTTCGCAAGCCTGATACCTACATCAACACTTATGCGGTTGGTTTTCCGTTCAGGATCACCACAGATTATTTCACCGACACGGAAATCCCAGATCAAGTAAAAAAGGCACAGGCTGTGCTTGCTGTTTACTTGAACAACAACAAGGATGGCCTTGGTCTAAGTGGTCTTGACGATTACAAGAATGTCAAGATCGGCAGTCTTGATGTTACGCCTAATCAGTTTGGCGCAGTTGGGGCAGATCGTATCCCACCAATGGTTGAGCGCTATCTGATTGGCCTTAGAATTAGTGGACCAGGCAACATCGCTGTCAAACGGAGCTGATCATGGGTTACAAGTATCCTGGCGCTGAATATATCAGCGACACTGCAGCCCATGCCGGCAGGTTTGGCAAAGTTGTTGCGCTTGAGGATTCTGTCATCGCCACGCTGGTCGCTGAAGACATCACCGGCAATGCCTTGACTGCTGTTGTTCTCAAGGCTGACTGTGAGATTTGCGGCGTGATCACTAGTGTGACGCTGACCAGCGGCTCTGTCATCGCTTATAGGCTCTGATCATGGCACATAACAGCAGTGCAATTGATCCGGCTTACAGTATTGGTGCAGATTTTGTGAACAATACGACGGCCCGCACTGGCCGCTGGAATCGCATCACCATATTGAAAAGCAACACAAGCTTTAGCGCCATTACAGCTGAAAACTGGACTGGCAACAGTCTTGTCGGTGAAGGCTTGCCTGCTGGGTTTGAAATTCAAGGCGTGTTCACTGCCTTTACTTTGAATAGTGGCGGCGCTGTTGTCGCATACAAGATCTGATCATGGCAAAATCACACGGCGGCGCAAGTGCAGTTGACTGGTCAGTAGGTGCGGAGGTGATCAACGACACTGCGACGCATACTGGGAAGTTTATGCATATTGACTTTTATGAGAACAGCACGATCAGCGCGATTGTCAGCACAAATGTGATTGATAACAGTTTTGCGGGTGCAAGCGTTGATCAAGGTGCGCATTTGACGGGTTACTTTACCAGCATTAAGCTCCAGAATGGAGCGTGTATCGCATATCGAATCTGATGGCACTTGCTTCTTCACTTCAAAAGGTTGCCAAGAAGGTCATTGGCAAGTTTGGTGGCGCTGTTACGTTTCGTGTCATTACCCGTGGCGCTTATAACGCAACGACGGGAGAAGTGAGTGCAACGACATCAACAAGCAGCATCAAGGGCGTGCTTGACGAAGTGAAAGCTTCTGAAGTTAATGAGCTTGTGAAGGCAAGTGACAAAAAGCTAACGGTGGCTGCGCTTGATTTGAGCAGCGCTCCTGACACTGGTGATGAAGTGGAAATCAGTAGTGTGCGCTATCAAATCGTTGAGATCAACACAATTGAACAGGGCAACACTGCAATTGTTTATGACTTATTTTTGAGAGGTTGATCATGGCACGCATTGTCAAGTTAAATCAAATCGCTCGCCTTATGGGCGATCAGGTTGATCAGCTTGTACGTGCAATAACGCTTGAAGCTGAAGGCCGCTTAAAAGAAGAAACACCTGTTGATACTGGAAGACTGCGCGGTAATTGGCAAACAAAAATTGAGCCCAAGGAAGGCACAATCAGTAACAATCTTCCATATGCTGAGCCCGTGATGTATGGCACAAATTTGCCTGCATCTTGGGGTGGCAAATATCGCACACGACAAGGAACGAAGCCTGGATTCCCTGAGCTTATAGCAAAAGAGCTTGAAGCTTATGCACAGGCAGAATATGAACGTATTAAGCGCAAAAGCTGATGGCAGCCGTAGATCTAAACAGCGTTCGCGCAACTATTGAAAGCAGGCTCGCTACTGAGCTTGCAAGCGTTCCGGCAATCCCTGTTGTGTTTCACAACATGGATTATGAGCCAGCAGTTGATGCATCATGGGTTCAATGTTTAGTCAGCTTTGGCCAGAACGAATACCTTAGTCAAGGGTTGACGACTGACTCTAGAAATCGTGTTGTCGGCCTATTGTTGCTAAACATTTTTACACCGCAAGGAAATGGTCCTGGTGCAAATTATGTGATAGCTAAGCGCGTGAGAGACCTTTACAATAGGGTCATCGTGTCGGGGGTTTACTTCGATGCAGCCAACGGCCCGTCAGTATTGGCTACGCCTGTACCCGAGGGCTATTTTCAAACTCAGGTCCGTGTGACCTTTGAATTTATCGAGGAACTCTGACCATGGCCACCATTCGAGGTGAACAGGGCGCCGTCCAATTTGCTGCTGATGGCGTCACCAATGCAACTGTTGTTGGCACACGTAGCTGGAGCTTGACTGTCACCAAAGACACGCTTGAAACTACGGTTCACGGCAACACTTTTCGCTCTTATGTCGGCAGTCTGATTCAAGGCACCGGCACTGTAGAACTTGTTTACGATCCTGACGCGACCGGCCAGCCTGGCTTCCTTGAGGATGTGTTGACTACTGCAGACACTGCAGACGCTACTTTTGAGCTGTTTACGACTGGCACTACCTCTGGCACTGATTCGGTTAGCTTTGCCGGAATCATTACTGACATGGAGATTACTTCTACCGTCGGTGATCTTGTGATTGTCTCCTGTAGCTTCCAAACCAGTGGCACTATTACTGGCAACTTGGAATAATTTACTTTTTTCCATTTAGTGCTAACGTTAGCGGGTTGAAGGTTCTTCGCCCGCTTTTTTGATGGCAGCGCAAAAACGCACAGTTGATTTACTCGCTGACGCATTCGACCTTAATCAGCGTCGCAAGTTCACTTTGAAGAATGCTGATGGGCAAAAGGTCGTCGATTTGTTCTTCAAGCCAATTACTCGTGCCGATCGAAAGAAAGCACAAGGTCTTGCCGGTACTGAAGAGGCTTTAGACATCAGCACTCAACTGTTGTGTCAAATGGCAGAGCTTGAAAATGGCAGTAAAGCCTTTGCCGCTGCTGATGCTGTAAAACTTCAGCGTCAGCTTCCCGAAAGCGTGTTAAATGAAATTGAACTGTTTTTGTTTGGAGTTGGTGAAGATGCAGGGCTTGACGAAGCAAAAAACGATTAAAGCAGGATAGCTGGCTCAATTTTGAGTTTTTTCTGTCCTGCGAGTTGGGGATGACAGTTAGTCGGCTTCGCACGGAATTAACCGATGCGGAGCTGATTTATTATGCGGCTTATTTTGCGCTGAAAGGAGAAGAGCAAGAGCGCATACAGCAGCGCAGCAGGATGCGGCGATAATATGTAAAGAGCGCTTGTTAGATCGTGGCAGTATCCAACGTTGAGCTGATTGTCAGCGCTGCCAAGGCGATCAATCCTTTGCGAAAGGTTGAGGCTGCGACCAAAAGGGTTGAAGCGGCGTTTAATAAAGCTCAAAGCGGCATAAAAAATACAAACGGGCAATTGAGCCGTACGGGTCAGATCGCGGGTCAAGCATCCACAAAGTTGTCGGGGTTAGGCAAAAAAGTTCTTGCCGCCGCTGCAGCATATGCAACTTTTAATGCTGCTCAAAGTGCATTACGTGCAGGCATTCAAAGAATTGAATCAGAAAGAAGAATTAAATTTCTTGCAAAAAGCTACGGCGAGGTTGAGCAACTTTCAAAAGCAGCTGCAGATGCTTCAGTTCGTTTTGGCCAAAGTCAAACAACAGCCAATAAAGCATTGGCCGGAATTTATGCACGCTTAAGACCTGTTGGTGTTTCGCTTGAAGATATTACTAGCACTTACAACGGTTTTAATACTGCAGCAAGAATTAGCGGGGCAACTGCCGTTGAAGCAGAAAATGCATTTACGCAGCTTGCTCAAGCGCTTGGATCAGGTGCTTTGCGTGGAGATGAGTTTAATAGTATTTCTGAACAAGTTCCAGGGATTCTTACTGCAATTAGCAAAGAGACTGGTATTGCTCAAGGCCAACTAAGAGCTTATGCAGCAGAAGGAATGATTACTTCTGATGTTGTCATTCGTGCTCTTAAACGCATTGAAACTGAAGGAGCTGCACAGCTTGAAGAAGCTTTAGGCGGCCCTTCGCAAGCTATGGCTGATTTTCAAAATGCTGCAGAAGACGTTCAAGTTGCTTTGACACGAGACATTGTGCCTCAAATGGCGGAAGTGTTCAAAGGTTTAGCGGAATTGATCATCAATCTTGAAGGCCCAATTCGCTTTATTGGCAGGGTGGCTGCGGACACATTGAATCAAATTAACAGTTTGATTGTTGCTGCTACTCAACCGGGAGCTGCTTCAGCTCGTAGAGATATTCAATCAGGAGTGCTTCCATTAAATCTTGCAGGAGCTGAAGAGCTTTTTAAGGGAACTGGACCTGGCGGCAAAGGTCTTGCAGGTATGCGAGAGCAGTCTACGTTGCTTGGAAGGCTTCGAGGACAGGATAGAAAAAAAGTACTTTTGCAGTTAATGCAAGATCGACTTGCAGCAATGCAAGCTGAAACTCAAGTTCAGCCGCCAACGCTTAGCGCTCCCACAATTAGTTCTTTTTCGTTAGACAAGAAAAAAAATGGTAAAGCAGCAAGGGCGGCAAAGGCGGCAAAGGAACGTGTAGATAT